ATGGTCCTCCCTCGACGCGTTCGAGGAGGCGCCGGCGGTGCCGGTGTCGCCCGCGTCCACCTGGCTCGGCGTGGCGGAGCCGACGCCTGCCGCCGCGGCGATGGAGAGCGTCTCGTTCCCGCCATCGTTGATCTCAGTGACCGTGATGTTCGCGCCAGCGACCACCTTCGCGAGCAGGAAGGCGGGGGTCGTGTCGTTCGCACTGACCTGCACCTCCTTCGTGTCCACCGTCGCGCCGGTCGCGATGCCGTCGAGCTTCACCTTGTCGGCCGCCGACATGAACCCAGCGACCGCGACCGTCGCCGCCGCGTGCTGCGTCCCGCCGCCGCGCGCCCCGTGCATCGCGTCGGTCTGGAGCACGCCCACTCGGAGGTCGTTCGCGTTCACGACGATCGAGGCGTCGGCAGCGATGACGTTGAAGGTGCGATCGGCGGACAGGTCACCGCCGCCGGTGAGGCCCGCGCCGGCGGTGAGGAGTCGGGTGGAGGGAACGGAGCCCGAGGCGAGGCCGTCGAGGATGACCTTGTCCGCCGCCGACATGAACCCGGCCAGGCCGACGCTCGCCAGCGCGTGCAGGGTGCCGCCGCCACGCGCCCCGTGCTGCCCGTCGGAGATGGTGGTGATGTCGACCCGCAGGTCCTCGTCACCACCGGGCGTCACGATCGTCTTCGACAGGCCGGCACCGACCAGGAGCTTCTCGTCGAGGTAGCCCCGGGTCGTGTCGGCCGCCGTGACCCTGACCTTCTGGTCCTGCACCGTGCGCGCGGTCGCCATCGAGTCGCACTGTACCGCGGAAGGGCGCGGCGGGCGATCCCACGGACGACACCGGCGCGCGTGCCCAGTGCCCGCGTGTGCCCCGCGGACGCGACGCACGGCCGACGAACCGGGCGGACGCCACAGGGGCGCACAGGGGCGCGTGCGCGGCCGTGGCGACGTCCCCCGCGGGGCGCGTCACCCGTCGCCCGCACCGTCGCGCACCAGTGGCCCCGTGCGGGCGGGTCGCGCACCGCCCCGGCGCACGGACCCCCGAATGTGCGACGCCCCGCACGCGACCACTCAGGGTCCACGGCGGGGCGTGTCGCGGGTCGATGCCGACCGCGGGACTACTCGTCCTCGAACAGCTCCCTGGCGAGCACGTCCTTCATCTCGCTGAGCTTCGAGTCGCCATCGAGGCGGACCCCGAACTTCTCGGCCAGCGCGAGCGCCGCCTTCTTCGATCGGATGGTGTCGAGGTCGACCTCCTCCCCGTCGTCGGCGTCGTCGTCGTCCGCCGCGTCGTCCGCGTCGTCGTCCGGTGCCGCGGGCGGCTCCGTGTCGGCGCTCGGCAGGTCACGCGTCGTGATGACGCCCGAGGTCGCACCGACGAGCGACGCCTCGTCCGCGCGCATCCCGTCGAAGGCCGACTTGCGTGCGCCCTTCTTCGGCGGTGCGCCGGCGGTCGGAGGCGCGAGCGCCCCGGCCATCGCGAGGGACACGCCGCCGCGCATGTAGGCCGCGGCCAGCTCGGCGCGCACGGTGCTCCCGTACTCCTCCGCGCTCATGATCTGGAAGACGGGCGCGTTCGTCGCCTGCCGCAGCGGCGCGAGCTTCGCCGCCCATGCCGACTCCAACTCGTACCACTGCCCCTCCTTGAAGAGGCACCCCCCGACCATGAACCGACGACACAGCGCACCCGTGCGCTGGTCGTAGGGCATCAGTCGAACGTATTGCTTGCTCATCCTCGTCTCCTCCTACCGGCTTCCCCCGGAGCAGTGAACGCGGCGCGGCTCAGACCTTCGTCAGGAGCTGCGCCGCAGGCGTCAGAAGCGACGCGTAGTCGGCGTCGGTGACCCCGGCGTCCAGGTCGAGCTTCGCCAGGAGCGCGACGAACTGAGTCCGAAGCTCCGTCGTGTCGTCGGCCACGTCGCGCAGCGCGCTCGCCACCGACGGCGACCCGTTGCCCGACGGGTGGAGGCCCGCGCCGCCGGCGAACTGGTTTGTCTTGATTTCAGATGCCATCGGCGTCTCCTCAGGTCAGTCGGGTTACGCCCCCGCCTACTCGGCGAGGACGGTGACCTGCAGGCCCGTGTAGGCCGAGAGGTCGGTGGTGTTCGCGGTCTCCGCGCCCGGCGTGTCCTGCGCGGACGCGTCGAACGACTGGAGGAGCCCGGCCGCGCTGACCTTGAAGAAGCGCGCGGCCGCGCCGTTCGTGTCCTTGACCGTCTCCGACCAGACGACGGTGCCGCCCTCCAGCTGATCGCTGACGTCGTAGCCGCCAGTCGGGTAGGAGTTGTCGAGGTCGACGTCCAAGGTGTGCGCACGGAGCGGGGCCGAGGGCTGTCCGTTCGAGGCCGCCGCAGTGTTGATGGTGATCGCCATGTCGTTCTGTCTCCTGTCTCAATCCAGTGTGAGAAGGGGTGGTCGGCGGCCGCGGGTGCGACCGTCGCGCCGCCCGCTCAGACCGCGATGATCCCCGTGGTCTTGACCGACGCGGGCTCGTGCGCCCACTTGAAGTCGACGCGCGCGCTCATGACGATGATCATCACTCCCGCGGAGACGTCCTTGTCGGTGTCCATCCGAATATTCCTCCAGATGCCGAAGAGCATGTTCCCCGGGTCGGAGAGGAGCATCTCGGTCTCGTTCGTGCCGCCGCCGAGGTTGGTCGGGAAGACGGGCACGTCGACGAGGTTGATCCCCATGAAGGGCCGCGACTCCATCGCCTGCACCTGGTCGTCGCCGAGGGGCGTGGCGCGGTCGCCGATGGACTCCTGGTAGTCGATGACTGCCTCGTCCGCGGTGACGTAGCGGAGGGACCGCTTGTCGCGCCGGAACTCGGAGGGCATCGTCTTGAGGGTGTCCTTGAGGACGGTGCGGTCGAGGGTCGCGCCGCCGGCAGCCACGACGTTCGTCGTCGACTGCTTTCGGAACCCGTCGAGGGTCGACAGGAGGCCGGTGCCGAGCGCCGTGTCCCCGTTGACCGCGAGGTCCTCCAGGTCGAGCGAGATCCGCTCCGCGAGCGTGTCGCGCACGGTGTTCTCGAAGTTGCCCTGCTCGATGGAGTCCTCCATCGCCTCGAAGGAGATCCGCGTCTCCGCCTTCACCAGCTCTGCGTCGAGCTGGACCTTCGAGGTGTCGGGCGTCGCACGCTCGCCCACCGGGAGCGCCACCGCCTCCGTGCCCTTGCGGAGCGCACGCGAGCCGTAGCGGATCTTCTCGCGATCCTCCTTCGGCGCGCGCATGTCCACTCGGGTCATGAGCTGCAGCAGTCGCGAGGCGTCGATCGCCAGGCGAATGAATCGGTCTGCCTGCGCGGGCTGGAGGAGGCCTCCGGGCGCGAGGTTGGCGAGCAGGAAGTCCGCCTTCTGGATGATGTCGCGGTTCTCGTTCATGGGTTCCTCCAACTCACCACACCCACGGGCCGCCGCGTCGTCGCGACTTCCCGTTGGCGTTCGAGTCCTCCGTCTTGGTGACCTTGCTGGGCTCCGGCTCGCGCCGGGAGGCCGGAGCATCCGGCGTGTTCACGATCTCGGTGACCGACTTCTGCAGTGAAGTCAGACGCTTCATGACCTCCGCGAGCGCGTCGACGTCGGCGGCCTGCGCCGGCCCCGCCTGCGTGTCGTCGTCGGAGCCACCCGTGCCGAGGGAGCCGTAGGGTCCCTTCGCGGGATCCGGCTGCGCCGTCTCCATCGCGAGGCGCTTCTCGGCCTTGTCCGTCTCCAGCTCGGAGATGAGCTTGGCGAGCGCGTCGACCGCGCCCTTGAGCTGCTTGAGGCGCGCCGCGCTCATCTTGCGCCCGGCCTTCTCCACGTCGGCGGGTGCGGCGGTCGGTGCGGCGGTCGCATCCGGTGCGGGCGTCGTGGCGGGTGCCGCCTTCGCCGCACCCTCCGCGCCCGGCTCCGGGTACTGAGCCACAACCTCGTTGAGCATCGCGGCGAGCTGTCGCACGCCGGCGACCGTCTCGGCGCTGAGGTCCTCCTCGGTGCCCGCCTTCTCGGAGAGCGCCGCGGCGATCTCCCCGGCCTGCGCGAGCACCTGGGCGAGTGCGTCGTCCGCCTTCGCCTCGGTCGTCGCGGTCGGATCGTCCGACGTCGCGGCGGCACCTGCGGGGGCGGGGAGGAGCGCGCCGAGCTGGGTGACCAGCTCCGCGAGTGCGGCCGCGTCCACGGTCCCGTCCTCCTTCGTGACGCCGGAGAGCGCAGCGGCAATCGCCTTGAGCGCGCCGGCCGGCGTTCCATCTTCGTTCTTGTCCTGGGACATGGGCGAAGAGTACTGGGACAACGCACCACCGAGCAAGTCGGCGATGGTTCCGATCTCAGTTCCGAGCGCGTCGGGGAACGCCACGCCGTCCGCCTCGCTGACCTCCTCGGCGCCCTTCACCATCTCCACGGCGGAGACGAGGCGCTCCAGGCTCTCGGTCAGCACACGGAGCAGTCCCTCCTTCACTGCCGTCGGCAGCGTCATCGGGAGGTCCTTGTCGGCGGTGCCGGCGTCCTTCTTGATGGTCTTTCCCATGCTTCCTCCTGCGCTCTTGACGACGAGAAACCGGCGCTTGTTCGCGGCACGATCGACGTAGCTGACCTCCTCGATCAGCATGTCGCGCAGCGCGAACTGGGCCTCCTCCTCGGACATGCCGAGGGCGATGAGTGCCGCCTCTAGCGCGGCGTCTGTCTTTGCGAGTGCGCCCACGGTGCGAGTTATACACCTCAACCGTCGGACGGCGCCAGTGACTCCCTGAGTGCGGTTCCGCCGATTGAGTACCCGGTGAAGTCCCCGGAGAGCACCTTCTCCCAGAGCAGGTCGCCCGCGTCGGACCGATCGATCTTCGTGCCCATGAGCCACGTGCCGACCACGAACGTCTCCTCGCCGTGCGTCTCCGCGGCCTTCGTGAGGTACGTCTCGACCACGCGCGCGCCCGCCACCGGCTGCCCCTGGTGCATCACCTTCAGCACGCCGCCGAAGTGCTGCATGTACCCGTGGGCTGCCTTCCGCACCTCGCCCGCGGAGTACGTGTCGCCCTGCGCATCGACCTCACCGGGCACGAGGACGACGCCGAAGACGAACCGCTCCTCATCGACACCGACCTCCTCCGCCTTGAGCAGCCTGACGGATCGTCCGGCCGACTTCGTCACCCCGTCGCCCCCCGCCGGTGCCGCCTGGGTCACCGCCGGCGGCGCGTCGGCCGCGGCGGTGACGTCCACCTCCTCGCGCGGCAGGCCCGTCTCACCGCCGTCCGGCAGTGAGTGGGCGTGTCCGCCGTCGACGGCGAACGGCGGCCCGGTCGTGTCGCCGCCGGGCAGCTCGTGCACGTGGTCCTCGCCCTCGGCCGCGCCAGTCATCCCGCCGTCGGGGAGTGGGTGCACGTGCCCCTGCTTGTCCACGTCCGCGGCGCCCGACATCGCCGGCGCGTCGGACGTGTCCGACGGATCGTCCTTCCGTGCGGCGACCGGCGCGGCGGGGCTCAGGCGGAACTCGGACCACCCGCCCTCCGCCTTCGCGGCGCGCATCGCCACCTCCGCCTGCGGCATCATCAGCGCGGAGAAGTCGTCGCCGTTCAGCGACCGCACCGTCGACCCGTCGGGCAGCTTGAGCACGTGGCGGTGGATGCCGTCGATCGCGGTCGCGAACACCTGCACCTCGTGCGCGTGCTCCCCGTCCGCCTCGGTCGACAGCTCGACCCCGATCGTGTCCTCCAGGTTCCCGACGCCGAGCAGCCCGGCGAGCGCCGCGCGCATGCCCGCGTCCAGGGTGAGGCGGTGCACGTGCCCCGACGTCTCCGACCCGGTCGCGTCCCCGCCCTCGAAGGCATGCTCGTGCGACCCGTCGCGGTCAGTGAAGAGCATCATGCCGTGGAGCATCACCTCGCCGGTGATCGGATCCGCCACCTCCCGCTCGACCATGAACAGGTGGCTGTGCTCGCCGTCGGCGTTCGTGCGACCTACCACCCGGTTGAGCGTGTGGCCGTGCACCCCCGCCTCCCCGGCGAGGGAGCGCATCGGAGACATGACGTCCCAGTCCTGCGCCTCCTTCGCGACCGCGTCGCGCGGGTCGGTCGTCGTGCACACGGCTACCTCCGTGTAGACGCTCACGCCGTCCGACGTGTCGCCGAGGGCGCGGCCGACCGTCACCGTCTGGCCCTTGCCGAGCGACACGCCGAGCGCCTCGCGCAGCGCCGACGACTTCGCGTAGTGGTCGGCGCGCCAGATGCGCAGCACCTCGTCCGCATCGCCGCGCATGACGAAGGAGAAGTCGTCGACCGACGAGGGCCGCTCCATGTCCTCCGGCTCCCCGTCGGGCATGTCCACGACCGCCCCCTGCCTCACACCGAACACCGCCCCGCCCTTCGTCAGGTGGATCGCGCGGCGGTGCAGCGGCGGGGCGACCTTGTGCACGTCGTGCAGGAGTGCGGAGGCGCGGGCAAGTGCCTCGTCGGCTCGCTTCTCGATCGTCGTGGGCTCGTGCATGTCGCTCATCCCTCCTTCGCCGGGGTCCATCCGCTATCCGCTGATGCCGGCTCGTAGTCAATCCCGTCGAGGGACGCCCGCAGCGCGTCGCCGAGGACGTCGAGGCATCGTGAGATCGAGTAGCCGAGGTCGTTCCGCATCGTCGCCAGCCAACTGTAGACGATGTTCGTCCGCCGCCGCACCTCGTCGCGGGTCGGCGGGGTCGGCCTGATCCTCGCGTGCTGCGCCCGCACGACGTCGACGGCGAAGGACCGCCTGACGATCCGAATGACTCCCTCCTCCACCTCACGGCGGCGGGAGACGTCGACCATGTCCAGCACGTGTGCGCTCATCTCAGAACTCCGGCTCCAGCAGTGACCGGCACCACCCGTGAGCGGGAGGCACCGGTGTCCCTGGCGCCACCTGCGGCGCCGTCAGTTGCGAGTACGAGCCGCCCCCCGTCCCACTCCTCGGCGTGTCGATGCGGGCGACGGGCGTCCTGTCCCTCACCGGCACGTCACGCGGCCCGGCGTAGATGGTCCCGCCGCTCACCGCGTACCAGGGGAACTCGTCGATGGCCGCCTCCGGCGTCGGTGCCGCGTCGGCGGTGGCGAAGCGGTTGAGTGAGTCGGCGACCGGGAACGACTGCCCGTCGAGGAAGCCGCAGATGTCCGACGTCCGCTCATCCTGCACCGAGATCCAGACGTACGACTGAAGCCCCGCGTCGCGCATGGAGGTCAGCTCCCCGTAGGACCGCGCGGAGGAGATGGCCGCGTTCGCGACGACGCCGAAGTAGTTCGCTGTCCGGCCGGTCACCGCGAGGCCCAGCGCGTCGGCCAGCTCCGCGCCGATGGCGCGCGAGTCGAGTCCGATCTCCGCGCCGCTCGCTATGATGTTCGCCGCCTGGTCGCCGTACCTCGCCGCACGCCTCCCATACTCGTCGGTCAGGAACACGCCGCCGCGGCGCGAGCCGATGCGCATAGCCAGCTCACGGTCGGCTCGCGACAGGGAGCCGGCGGAGCCACGGATCACCGTGTTCCTCGCGGACGCCGCGGCTACCGACTGCGTGCGCGCGCCGAGGCCCACGAAGGCCCTCTCGAAGCGCGGATCAGCAGCGATCGCGAGGATGTCCGCCTCGATGACATCGACCACCGCGTTCGCGGTGGCGACGTCGAGCGCCGCCCAGTCGGCGGCGGTGATGGAGGGGACGGCGGCGGCGAGCGCCTCGGCCTCCGACGGCCGGGCGGCGGAGCGGACGAGGCGATCGCGCGCCTGCGCCACGAGCGTCTGGAAGTCGCGCGGGTTGCGCGGGTTCAGGGCCTTGTCGACCTGCACCCTCTCGACCACGTGCGGGAACACCCACTGCCCCGACGCGGTGCGCACCGCGCCCTTCAGGACGTAGGCGGTGCCGTCGCCCCGCGCCGCCAGGATGCGGGCGTGGATCGTCGCCGTCCGCCGACCCGCGCACCGGCGGAGGGTTCCGGTGCGCACGCACGCCGCCGCCCATGCCCCTGACGCGACGAGTTCGGACGGGTCCACGGCGAGCATCGACCGCACCGCGGCGGCCGGCACAGGGCGCCACGGTGGGCCTATGAGGGCGAGGTCGGACACGGGTCCTAGTACTGCGCGGCCCGACGACGGACGCCGCCCGTCACCCGCACGCGGCCATCCGTCGCGGCGCCGAGTGTGATCGCGGTGACGCGGAAGGAGCAGAAGTGCGCGTCCACCGGCACCTCCACCTCCGCGCCCGGCACGAGGGCGGCGAGCGCCGCCTGCGCCAGCCACGTGCGACCGGCGACCGCGCCGGCGAGGTCGGAGGCGACGGCGAGGAGCGGCTGCACCGTGATCGATGTGCCGACCGCGACGCCGCCCGCGCCGTCGGTGAAGTCGACGAAGACGCGCACCGTGTCCCACTCCCTCGCGTCGAGGATCGCGGGGTCGGGCAGCGGCGGTGCGCCGAGGTCGTCGGGGGTCCACGAGGCGGCGTCGGCCGCGAGGATGCCATCGCGTACCGTGGCCGTGCCGTCGGGGGAGTAGAGCCGCTTCTTCGTGATCGCCATGTCGTCGTCTCCGGGTGGTCAGTCGTCCTGCGCCTCGGCCGCCAACTGCGCGGCACGGTAGGAGGCGTCGCTCGCGTCGTGCACACCCTCGA